TTTTCTTCGATAATATCTCGCACGATAGGAGTATCCGCGTAGTCTAAGTTCATCTTCTTTGGATAATGAATCCTGCTCGACAAGTTCATCGCAGGCCAGTTTCATTATATAGTTGTGGAGAAGGTCAGTAGCAGAGGCGAGATCACCGCTAATAAAGGCAACTTGGTTTAGTGTCTTTACATGAGGTATCAAGTCCTTGATCCACTCTTCAATTTCTCTTCCAAAGATAGAAGATTTAAATTTGCGCACACGTCCGCCCATCCTCATGTTGTAGGAGTGAAACTTGTCACATCCAGCCGAGGCGATAGTCACATCTCTATCTTTGCCGCCAGTATAAATATGCTTGGCTATTGTGGCATCGACATCGGGAAACAGACCGTCATCCTTCTGGTAGTGGTAAGCCCTCTTTCCTCCTTCTAATGAGCCCAACTCTATGCAAGATTTTCCTGAGGTTAGTGGGGGTTGAGTATCCCAGGAAAAATCTTTCGGTCGGTGGCAGAGATAACGGAAAAGGCGTCGAAAGAAGATTTCGAAAGATCGGGGCAAGGGGTGATTCGGAGGAGTCGACATACGGGTGAGATAAACGGAAAGCCTCGGAGGGCAGAGAGGATTACCAGGAGCAAAGCATTTCTTCCCCATGTACAGGGAGAATCCAATCGCTATATGGTTTTCGTCTGGTATCCTTATTCCTTTATACTCGAACCTGTGGGTCGCATCGACTCTTGAAGATCCTAAACAACGTTCCATGGCCTCATTAACACTTTTCTTACTAAATTGTACATCATCGTCAACGTAACAGCCTAGGCCTCTAGCGAACTCACGGAAACAGGCGTGGTTCAAGCTATCACGGGCACGGAGAGCATCTTGAACATCACTGAGAGCAGCGCGTTGGGCAACTGCATACATGTAATGAACATATTGAAGATGTTTCTCGGCTTTGGTGAGTGCACGACAATGAAGAAAGAAAGGTGTTGGACATGCTAGAGAGGACGACTTGTGGTTGTTGAAGTCGTCAGCGACGAAACGAGTCTTAACGTCAAATACTCTCTTAGGAATGTTTAGCAATATTCTACCCCATAGATCTTTTCGGTATCCTTTTTTCGATTCAATATTATAAATTTTTTTTTCTTCCACGACAGGATCGTGTGTTGCTTGGTCAAGCTCATCAAACGAATGACATTCTTGCCAGGTATATCCAATTTTTTTGTATTTTTCAAAAAAGAGGGTCGTTTCCTCCCCAAAATTCTTTTCTCCCTCAGAGGCTATAGGACACTCCTCTGGATCAGAGACCTGCTCACTCAATGAAGAGCCGCTGTCGTTCTGGATAGGTTCAGGGATCTTTTCGTCAAATCGTCGCCTCGAGTTATGACTCTCAAAGCGGATCGTACCTGCAGATTTGACCGGAGGGTTCCAAGATTCAATCCTGGATAAAGTGCGCATATATTGTTTATAGTGGTTAAACCAGCGACTTCTGGCAAACCACTGTTTATGGTATTTGTGAGTGGTCTGTCCCAGACCAAGAGATCGTGTCACTCCTCCTAGGTTTTTAGGCCCGAAGTTCTCCCTATGACCGCCGGGGATGCTCTCTTATCTTAATGAGCACCTGCGAGCATTTCAGCGCGCGATCGCACTTCCTATCCTATTTTCCTACTCCAATCCTCGACGCCTCGACTTTGTATCGGATCTTTAAAAGCTCTCCCCAATCAATCTCAAGTCCCAAGCACCAAGAGCCTCCGAATTCACGAAGGATGAGCTTATGATGTTTACACCAAACTACGGGGGGACCGACAAATGCGTTACCGGTAACAAGCCGGAGATGTAAGATTGAAAGGCTTATGCGTAGGAGGGATACAAGTACCCCCAATCGCAACCTACTTCGCGTTCTTTTCAAACACGCTAATGTAGAGAGGATCCTGGCCAAAGGCTAAGAAAAGAGAAATAAAAAAAAGAATAAAAAATACGTTCGTCCTAATATACTGTCATTTCCCTGATCATTCGCCGACTTGAGTGATATATTTCAACCTTTCAGCGGGTCGATCTTAACGACCAATAGGAAATGCGGGGTTAGGCAACCCTTAAAAAGAAAAAAAGGCACTGGTAGCAATATCATATGAGTCCTAGCTGTTAAGTCAGCTTACTTGAAGAACCCGATATAGAACTTTAAGACCAATGGCCGCAATACTCTGACGGAGAATACGCGGACTCTATACGGTTTTATTTTTTCTTGTTCTTCATGCAAAAGCAAAAGTAAAATGCCTTCGATAGAAG